TCAAACGCGCTTGATGCAGGCTCCACGTAATAGACCTTGTTACCCGGCTGGGTCGCCATCGCGTAATTAACGCTGATCGCCATATCCTTTGTCTGGTCATCCCAGCCTTCAAGGACAAGCATCGGTTGCGAAGCGATGTGCAAGCTGTGGATAAGATCCGCTTGCCGTTGATAATGGGCCAGATTGAGATGAGCAATATCTAGCAACGGCGGCTTACTCGTCAATGTATCCGTTTTATTGGCATAAATCGTTACCAGCGGAATCTGGCCAAGTGAAAAATCACCCGATTCAACCAACTCGTACTCCGCTGTAGCGTCGGATTGATCGAAGCTAGAGGGGTATGGAAACTTCCCTTGCATATCTTTCTTCGGCTCTTCTTGCCGGAAGACACGATAACGACCTGGCTCGATGACACGAATTTGGTCATAAACTTTTTCCCCGAACTCACCGTCAGGCACAACGGCTTTTTCACCAATACGCACTTGCGTAAGGTTGCCGTAGTTGACTTCTCGGTCCAGTCGCCACCCATAAACTTGGGTCGGATCCACTTCAATCCAATAGGGCCGACGATTAAGAGCACGCTCCTCAGCAAGACTTCTCGCGTCCGATGGCGCAGGAAAATCAACCAGAGTGTGGCAGTGCCCATAGGTCAGGGCACAGATCAGGAGCCGTCGAGCGTACTCATCTAGATCTGATCCACAACCATCAACATCCTTGTTGAAGACATTGGTCCAATATGGGTCTCCTTCGACACTAATCGGTTTACGCAGAATCAACCCGGCTGCTGCTCGAATCAACCGTTGTGTGTACGGCGTAAAAACTGATCGGTTGACCCGCGCCAGATAAGCGCTGTAATCCTCGCGTGGCTCTAGCGGTAAAAATGCTTCTGAGTTGTCCCGTAAATACTCTGTGCCGCTTGTCACGGCTTTCATAATCTCCCAGCCCTTCATCTGGTCGATTACTGCCCGTGTCCGGACGAACGGACTGTCAACACCTCCTAAATAGGAAGAGCTGACTAAATGCGTTCTTACCAGACCCGGCACAGAGTAGGTCATGACACCTCAAAAGTGAGTTACTAACAGCCCCATCGACGACGGGCCGCTTTACCCCGTTCACCTGTCCATCCACGACTACGAGCGCAAAAAGACTTCTTACGAGCGGCTTCTGCTTTGCTTTTAGGCTTACCCGTGACTGGCGGCTTCAAGTTTGAACCCGTTTCACGGTTATACCTGGCGCGGCCTTTAGCGGTAAGACCAGCACCTTTACTAGCAGGCAGTTTTTCACCACGCCCAACACTAAGGTTGGGACCACGTTTCCGTTTTTTACGCTCTGCCATTGTCCTAACCCTTACTCAAGGTTAGAAGTGATGGTGCTGCTGGTAACGAAGTTGCAGGTAGCAACAACTAAATCACCAACAGTAGACGTGATGTCCATGCTGGTAATAATTCCGCCAAAAGCAACAGAATCAGTTCCTGAAGAACTGCCAGTGGTAAACAACTCGAACGAAGCGTCTGCAGTGTCGTTGGTTTTTACGATGTCTTCGATCAAACCAGCTTGACCAGTTGCATCCGGGTCGTAAACCAGCTCAACTGTGCCAGAGCCGCTGATCAGACTGCCGACAAACTGACGGAAGGTGTTGCCGTGGACCGTAGTGTCCAACGTGTCTTTGGTGATGTTGAGCGTCCAGCTGCGAGTGCCGACAACTGTGGCAAGACTGCCAGCACCGGTTTCAAACTGGACCGATCCTTGCTCTCCGCGAAGAACAGCCATTTTTAGACATAAGAAGGGTCTATAACGCTCAGTCTAACCGCTAACCACCCACAAGCCATGTCAGCTTTTCTTCTTCTTGGCCTTACGTCGTCGGTGTTGGTACGAGATCTTCTTTGATCCAGTCTTTTCACGCTTAAAACGAGCCTTTTCTGCTGGGCTCATCTCTTTTGTTGTTTTTGGCGTTTTATCTGACACTCGCTTTGATGGACGACACGCCGGATAATCGCGTTTCTCGCCCTTAGAACGGCCACAAGGCTTCCCGGTCTTTATATCGACCCACTTCTCGTCAAACCATCTGCCAAGACCTCCACGGCCTTTACTTTTTGGTTTTGCGGGTTTTCGTGGTTTTTTTCGTTCCGCCACTGGTTGCTTTCCGATAAGTGCCACCACGCTTCTTATATTCGCGCACCAGCCACGCATTTGCATACGCGCTTGGGTACACCGCGAACTTGCGCTTGGCTTCAGCTTTAACTCGGTTGTAAAGCGTCTTGTTTACTGGGACGTTTTCAGTTGCCACAGCTGCACCGCATCTTCTTGCTGCCTTTCTTCATGCCCTTTTTCTTCTTGGGCGGACGACCTTTTTGCGTGCCGTAAGTTCCAGGTCCCTTAGGCATGACAAATTAAAATGGGCTACACCCAGCTTAACTGCTCTTACCGGCGTATTCCAGCGTTACTTGACGCCGACGGTTCTCAGGCGACCTCCAACTCGGGAACTTCACCAAGATTGACGGGTCCAGTACCTCCTCAGGCGGCTGCAGCGTCCTCCAGCGGTGGTCACACTCACGGCAAACCCGATCACGCACTGAATCTCCCTCTTGCGACGTGTATTTCCCCAAAACACGGGTGTCGTTTGACCCGCACTTGGGACAGAGAGGCGCATTCAGCGGACGAAACATCCTTAATACAGGCGGTATGTCGTAGTTCCCATGGCCTCAGGCTTGGCCAAGTTGAACTGCTGCAACACAAGATACCCGAAAGCGTCAAACGCATGATCCACCCCTAGATTTTTGTTAGGAAGGCCCGTGCCAGGGGCATACGTCAACGTCCGCAACGACTTGATCAGCTCCTTACAACGCGGATGAATCTTGACCCTTCGCGCTCCAGTGGCATCCATTAGCCCCGTGTTGACCGCTGTGATCTTGTCTCGGATCTTCCACGGTGATCTGGGGCTTTGAACCGTGAAACCGCTACGCCTGAGGATTGCGTGGTCCGTGACGCCTACACCACTCGTCTTCCTGGCTCCGCCTGTTGGGTCAGGACACGCGATAACCCTTCGATCCACCCCATACCGACTGGTCACTTCTTCCGCAAAATCCCAAGTGGTCGCTCCACCCGTCAACATGATCTCGTCAAACACGTAAAGCGTGTCCTGATCCTTGACCGCGCAGATGCCGCTCATGGGATCCACGTTGAAGTCAACGCCCAACAGCAACGGCTGGATCGAGATGTCCTTTGCTTCTGTGGAAATGTTGTCGTCGGAAAAACTGACAGCCACCAAACCAGTTAAGTTCTCGAAGGACGCTTCAAATTCCTGGCGGAACGTGCGCGTATCAAGTTGAGCGCGGGCTGCTTCGACCTCTTGCTTACTGACGTTTCCGCCTTCAATCGTTGTATAGCACCATCGCTGCCAATCTCCTGTTTCGTCGTCTGGGACATAACACCACAAGTCATAAAACCAACTAGCTGTACCGTCTGGCGTCGAAATAAACAACGCCCAACCCTCCTTATCCGCTAAAGCAGGTCGAATCACCTCAAACCACACCTCTGCATCCATAAATGCAGCTTCATCCAGCACTACACCGCTCAAACTCCGGCCCCTCAACGCCATTGCGTTTTCAGTGCCCTTCAATTCAATCGTTGAACCGTTAATTAGCTCGATCCTGAGGTCCGTTTCATTCTTGGTGTGGATCCAAACCTTTGGAACTAGCTTCTTTAACGCTCGCCACGCAATATCTTTGGCCATTCGATAGGTCGGAGCACAATAAAAGAACGTTTCACCAGGACGTTCGATCGCTCCACGCACCAGCTCAACGCAAGCCAGATACGATTTGCCGAATCTGCGACCTGCAACCAGAACTCGGAAGCGTTTTTCGCTTGAATAAATTTGACCTTGCGCCCATCTGAGGTTGATGGGTTCTGTTTTTACTGCCATGCCGCAAACATTAACTGCTTTTTTGACCCTCTACCCCCCTTCTACCGTGCCAGAAGGGTGTGCAGGAGGTTATTATCTGAAAAAAGGTCGATAGGTTGATGCCTGAGCCTCTGACAGATCGTTCCACGCAAGCTAAAGAGGATCGCGTTAGGCGACTCTATCGACGGCAATTAGACGGGCTGTCTGCTCGTGCCCTTGTGTACGAACATAAGGAGAAAGAACAGGTTTCTATCAAGACGGCGTGGCGCGATTGGGCAGAAGTTAAAAAGCTCGTTGATGAAGACTGGCAAGCTGATCGCGACAATATGCTCGCTCGGCTGCAACACATGCGGACCAAGCTGTTTCATCAGGCCCTGAAGAAGGGTCAACTGCAAACCGCAAGCCAAGTGCTTGATTCGATTGGTCGCGTCATCGGTGAGTCCGTCGAGACCGTCAACATCCAAGCTCCTGAACTTAAAATCTCGATCGAGGATAAAGGCGACTGATCCCCACGCCCCAGCAAACTCAACACCTGCCCCCCCTTGGGGGCTTTTTTATTACTTAATCGACTGTTGAGCGGATATATGTGTAGGTTCCTCGCGCGGCTGAACAGTTTTTACAATTTGCAACACTGCCCCCACCGCTTGCCAAGCTTCCGGGTCGCGTGGTAGGTGCGAGCGCTTGCGCTTGCGCTGGCTTCCCTCGCGTGAATGGCCTCGCGTGAATGGCGATTAACTACTAGACAAACGGGAAGGAATAAACTATTATTAGAAGTGGGAGGGGGGAAGCTCTCTCTCTTGTCCTACTCAAGCAACTAATGCGTACCAACACCGAGCACCGACTCACGGTTCATCTCGACGAATCAGACGTCCGCGTAAACCAAGTCGGTTCACTGCTCAGCATCACCGACGACAAAGGCGACACGCTCAACGTGTTCCTCAGCGCCCAAGGCTGGGAACAGCTGCGCCAGACGATTCACCAGCGCACTCTTCAAGCTGCTGACAGCTAATTCGCACCAGACACAGCCAGCCCTGGCGACTCCTGCCGCTCGCTGGCTGCTGTCTCACTCCAAACGATCGTCACCCGATGGCGGTCACTGAAGACAAGCGATCCAACCATTTAAGACGATGATCCACCGTTACGAGAAACAGATCCACGACGTGTGCATGGCGCTGTTTTGTGTCGGCATGTTCGGCACGATTTGGCATGTTGCATTAGCTGAGCTTGCCGATCAACCGATCCAGCACAGCGGAACCCAGACACTGGAGAGAGTCCAGTGAGCTACTACGAATTCGCCAGCGACTCCGGCACGGGCTACGGCTCGCTGGAAGTCTTTTATGACATCAAAGGCTTGACCCTTACTGGCAAGGAAGTTGAGCCCGGCTGGTACTGGTGGCCATGTTTCCCGGGCTGCCTGCCAGATGGTGATGCCGTGGGACCGTTTGAGACAGAACGAGACGCGGTGATCGATGCCGGAGGAATCTGGGACGACCTAAGCGAAACCAACGGAGAAGTCGGATGACCCGTACCAACAAAACAGACAGCGCAGAAGCTCTCGACACGTTGCGCGACTGGATCAAGCCAGGTGAGCACGTATTCAGCGTATGGCGTGGAACCTCAGCCAGCGGCATGACCCGCTGGTTTGACTTCTACTTGATACAAGACAACGAGCCGTATCGGCTGACTGCGCTGATGTGCACAGCCCTTGGGTACACGTACGACACCAGGCGAGAGGCACTGAAGACCCAAGGCTGCGGCATGGACATGGCATTCAATGCTGTGTATTCACTTGGCATGGCGCTATGGCCTGACGGCACGCCTGAGCCGCACTCATTGCGCAACGGTGAACCTGACAGCGTTGGAGGTTACGCCATCAAACACCGGAGCATGGGGTGATGGCTGAACATTTCATCGCAACGTACCAACACACCGACGGCGATCTGAAGAAGTGTCTGAAGATCGCTAAAGAGCACGCGAGGCGGTTCGACCGCTTCGCCACGGCTGCCGGGCTGAACCACTACAGCACCGGCAAACATATTGACGCCTACACGAATATGCGGGCTGAGTATGCCGTGATCGTGGCGATTGAGCGGTGGTGTTACTCCAACGTGCCAGCAGCCGCTTACGACCGTATATGTCGAGCCTTAGGCGTAGAACCTCAAAACCATTTCAACCGATGACTCAAGTCTGATAGTCGAACCGTACCAGCGCCCGGTTGTCAGCTTTGCACCGGGCGATCGACTCATAAGCCTTGCGGCCATAAAGGCTGTCGCCTAGTGGTCCCTGGCGCCCCTCAGCCGTGCTGGCATAAGCCTGTATCGCCCGCAGGATGTAGCTAAGGGTCATCTCGTCCACCCGTTCCACGCGGTGATTGGGGATTTCCAAGGCTTGATTGACGATTCTGTGTGAATGGTGCCATGAATCGGGTTGACGCACACCACATAAGGGTTAATCTATTACTCGATAGTCATGGGTGACACCACGGCTAGCGCTTTCCTACTCTCCTCCCGTTCCAATGGGCAAAAAGACCAAGACGGTCAGCTATGACCTCATCACGCCATTAAAGGCAAAAAACTGGCTAGAAAAAAATCACAGACGGCAGCGTAAGATCGTGCCCAGCATGGTGAATAAGCTCGCAAAAGCCATGAAAGCTGAAAAGTTTTCGCCTGACGTGAATGACATCATCTTTGATGAAGATGGCAAGCTAGTGAATGGGCAGAACACCCTGACTGCCATCGTCAAGGCTGGCAAAACCTACAACATGGCCGTAAAGCGTAACGTGCCAAGGGAATTAGTCCTGATCCTGATGGATACAGGCAGAAATCGGAGCGCTGTTGATCGCTACAAAGCGGCTCACGGCGATGACATCAGCCACAAAGAATTCAGCATCATCAAACTGTTGGATTCACCGTTCCATCGCGCGCAAAAAACTGGCGGCAAAGGAGAATGGGAGGATCCGTGGATGGTTCATCCCAAAAAAGTTAGAGACGAGTGGAAGGAATTTATTGAGCTTTATGGTGGCGGTGAATTAAATGATCAGGGCAAGCCTGCTGGCTTTACTCGCGCTCCAAAGCCAATCCTCTCTACTGCTGTGATCTTCGCTATCAGAGCGTTCCCACAGCAAACTGAGGAGCTTCGCCGTTGGTGTCACATTGCCGAGTATGGCCGGCCAATGGATGGTGACGATCCAACGCTCACCGTTAAAGAAGAACTCAGCGCCAGAACATGGTTCAACGGTGAGGTGGAGCGCTCCTACACCGTTCGCAACACCATGACCTACCTCCGCGAACTGACCCGCATCCTTTGGATCTTCCTTGAACACGAACACGGCCAATCCGTCTCACGTTCCAGCAGCAATCCATTCGCTGAATTTTATTGATCCAAACCTTGCAAATTGCACCTTGCAATGCCCCGCTCACCAGAACAACAAGCCGTATTTGAAGAATCCCTCAAAACCATTGAGGAGATTTGGGACCCAGATAATTGGCCTCGCATGGTCAAGTATCTGCAAGAAAAACATGGCATTGCCGAACGTACTGCCTACAACTATCTCGGGCAGTACGAAAACAGTCTCGATCCCGATTGGGAACGAAGCACAAAACGCTACGAGAAAAACGACAAACTTCAAGACATGGCGGCAGACGCAATGATCCGGTTTTATTCGGATCCAGACTCCGTTCCAGACAAAGTTGTTGAAGTTTCCCTCAAGCTCATTCCTAAAAAACGATGACCACCGTTCCACCCCTGTCCGATAACGTCCGCGAATTCCTTGGCACCATTGAGGCTGCTCTCGATTACGTAGACCTCAACCTCGGTGTCAATTTCGGCTTGGATTTTACCGATCCACATCCAGAATTCGGCATCGGTGCCATGTTCTGTCAGCTCAACGTCAAACGCTCTCGCGTTACACAAAAAGCCGCTAAGGAGACCTTGGTGGTAGTCGTCACTGACGGCTTGTTTGTCTGGAATGAACTAGGCCAGAAACAAATGCTGGTCTTCACCCCAGACCAGCCTCCACATCGTGTGGCTGCCATGGTGGTGGCCGCCATGCTCACCCAAAAGCCAATCGTCGCTCCAATCTGCCCTCACTGTGCAGAAGAACTAGAGCATGAACATGCAACACCCTGATCTATCTGTTCAGGATTACGGGCTCCTAGTCGATTCAATCGACTGGGAGCTTCATTTCCTTGAACAAGCCGGGTGGACAGACTGCCCCCGCTCTTTCACCCTCCGTTCCATTCAACGCCGTATTCAATCCTTTGTCCAAAGTCATGACAACGATTAACTACTCGGAAGATCCACGAGACATGCTCCCCTCAGAGCTTCAAGACCCATGGCCGCCTACAGAAGCCGAAATCGAAATGATGGAATGGCTTCAAGAGCAGGAAGAGTTAGATAGGACCGTTCCAAGCGCCGCAGAGCGGAATCGGAGCCTGAAATGATTAACGAAAATACTCACGTTGAGCAGATCCTCAAAGATCTCAAGGCCATCATTGATCGCGAAGACAAGCGTCATGAGATGGATGCACATCTCACCACTTCCATGCGAATGCTCCTGGAAGATGAAATTATTCCACAGTTAGAAAATGAACTTGACTTCGATCCGACTCCTCAGCACCTTTGGGATGACTCAGGTGGTGAACCTCCCATCACTCTTGATCAGATGCACACTGCCGCGTACAACCAGAAGTACAACCTATGAGCAGCATCCTAAATGGCAACAAGTATTCCCCAGAAGGGTCTCGCGTTCCAACAGACCTCCTGCCCAAAGCCATCCGTTACGAGACAGCTAGGGCAGTCATCTTTGAACAACAGAGCAATTTGGTCCGCGCTAACGATTGCCTACGCCTAAAGCGCTACTACGAACGTAGAGCAATGGAGGAATGTATATCCGAGCCACCAACGGTGGCGAAGGATTCAGACCCAGGGCCAACCTAGTTCCACGTCTCCAAGCCACACATCTGGATCGTTCACATCAATCGGACGCTCCAAAACATACCCTCTGAACAGGCGTTTCATCTCTTCCGGTGAGACGCCTGCTTTTTCTGCTGCAACCCAGACATTGCACTTCCCGCGATACAGCAGATCAAACGCTTCCTCCACTACATAACCTCTCCGCTCAACAACATCTCCTTGTAGAGATTATTCCGTTCCGTCCATCGAGCTTCACAGCCTCGTAACTCCAGCTCCGTCAGCATCCTCAGCTGCACAGAACCAGTCGGCTTCGCAATAACTACCGCTCCAGCAGTACAACGCAACCCAGACCGCTCTCGTAAGGCCAGGCTGTAGGCACCGAGCTGGTCCTGGTGGTCCTTCAGCCATGCTTCCGGCTTGTCAGCCTCACGACTGGTCGTCTTGAAGTCACAAATCGTCAGACCCAATGCCGTGTCGATCAACGCGTCTGCCGTTCCAGCAAACCCTTCGTCACTGCTGACGCTGAATTCGCTGGCATGAATGGCCGTTACGCTCCCGCTTACCAACCAGTCGGATAAACCTCTGGCGTACTCACGGGCTGGCCATGCAACCTTGGGCGAACCTTCCGACGCTTTCTTGAGTGCCCAGTTGGTGACTGCTTTAGGAGGGCGAGCCAATCCATCATCCCAGACCTTCCATGAACCCTTCTTGTTAGCGCTCTGTCGAGCCAACTTGGCTGC